ATAGGCTTCAATTGTAACCTCACGATCTTTGGACAGATTTGCGGCTTCGACCCCATCCAGAATGGGATTAACCACGTCGCGGTTTGGCACAAGCTTGTAACCGCCGCTGTGTACGCCAAGCACCTCATTTGTGTCTGTGCGCACGACTTGTGTGCTGTTTTCCAATGGCTCACCTGTTACAGCGTGCGGTGTAGGCATTAATTCTACTGGGAAATCCCAGTTATTGATTGTTCCTTGAAAAGTCATGATAGTTCCTCATCTAAGCGGTTAAGGTAAACTGACATTGCAAAAGTCAGGTCTTTTAAACTGGCTTCTTGCGCAATGTCTCGGATGTCAAAGCCGTTGAGATCTTTTGCAGTCCAACGGCTGTTGGAGCGCTGTTGCTCTTGCGGCTGTTCTTGAGGTTCTTCTCTTGTTGTCTGTGCAGCTATTTGTGCGTGGGCTTGCGAAACAACTTTGCATTTATTAAGCCATTTCATTAGTGCTTCTTTGCTAACAGGAACTTCGACAAGCGCCATGTCTTTACCCCAAACTTTCTTGGCGTCGGCTTGTGTGCCTGTCCAGTTGCCTTGATTATCAGTGTATAGTTTCATTGTTTCTCCTCTGTAATTATTTCAATCCAAGTGTCAGCGTCGTAAGTGTTCTTGTTTACATAATCGTCATAAACTTGATCAGGCGCTTTATTGGCAATGAGCTCTTGCGCTTCATCATCAGACAAATGCGCAGGGACGTCGTATTCTGGATACCAACGCTCATTGCGGCATACTTTGATCTTAACTGTTCTCATCTTCATGGCGTATCCTTACGGTTTGATTGCCCGTGCCGCGACAATGCCAGCACGTTCCAAATGTCGTGACACCGCGATAGTTATCGCGCTCACTCCACTCGCCCTTGCCATCACAACGACGGCAGGGCTCTTGAGGATCAACAAGATCCTTCATGGGTATATTGTCTGGGGGTGAAATAATCTGATACGCCCAAAACATAATCAGTAATCAAAGATGTTTTTGGGAAATTATCATCGGGAAGCCATGATTTTTTAACCCCATCCACCCAAGTACCCACGAAATGACCACCTTCACAGAAATATGAAGCGTTAACGTGAACACCTATGGAGCCTAGCCTTTCCCAAACTGGAAAAGGGCAAGCCCAAGCTGTCCAACACGAAAAAGTGAAGCTGTAGTTTTCGGAGTCTGGAAAACCTATAAATATTTCATCATCGGGCCAAGATTGACCCATAATTCTGTGGTTGCAAATGTCCCATTTGGTTCCCCAATTAGTATGGTTCCATTCATACCAATCTGCGTGTTTTTCCAACGGGCGGGAAATAACCCTTTGAAGGAAGTTTTCTTCTTTTACGGAATTATATAATTCCATAATAATCGACGGGTTTCCTGCCAATGTTACTTTTTGATAGGCGTGATTAGGCATAGCAAATCTCCTTTGCTGTTGAAGCGCCGATCCATTTTCTGAAAAAGCAAGAGTGAGGGGGAGGCGCTGACCCAGCGAGTTTACGAGCCGGGTCAGGGGCTTCTCCGAGCTCTTGCTTGGGAACGGTTTTAAAAAAAAGAAACGAGCAGTTTTTCGTCCGTGCTCAGGGACTAGGGCAATAGTTTTACGTCTGTATGCCCCAAGTTGGACTGCGGCGATAACGGGCGACTGTCGAACCCTCAAAGTGCCGCTTAAATTTTGCAAGATTATGAGATTGTGATTTGGGTTGCTAATACATGGCATCTCCTTGGTTTGAGGAAAAAACGGCCCGACTCCTGAGAGCCGAGCCGTTCTAGGTGGGTTACGCAACCTTCGTTGAATAACCCTCACTTGCGATCTGGCGTAACGCAGGGTCACTGTCAGTGCGGGTTTCGATAACACCTTCATTAGCTTCAATTTCTTGCGCTTGTTCGTCCGAGGTTGCAACCCCGTCGGTTTGAAGGTTTATCTCTTGCGCTTTGGCATCTTGCTTGGCGATCCATGCTTCGACTTTCTCAGCGTCCCGCCACCACGCGATGGCCTTCGGATCACCTGCAAGAATAAGCATCTGGATCTTATTGTTCATCCGTGACCACAGAGGGCTCTGGGTCGGATCGTCGCCTAGGCCGTAGATACCCGCAGCCTCGGCGCGTTTGATCATGTCCTGACGCTCTTTTTCCGAAAGATTGCTCTCTTGGTCGGCTTGCTTGTCGAGCTCTGCCATGAAGGATACGCGATCCTTACGTTTATAGGTATTACCCGTGACTTGAGAGTAAATTTCCTCGGCAGCTTCCAGAGCGTTCTGGAGAGCAAGGCTCTGATCGTTAAGCCGTTCTTTCCACGCAAGCTTGCGGCTCCAGTTGGAACTACCGTGCGAGGAATAGCGTTGGCTCCATAGGTTGTGAAGTTCCCTAGCCGCTTTATCACCCGCATGGTCGCACTTAAGCATCTTGTCATCGAACGACCAGCAAAGCGTCCCAAGAACGTCAGCTTGCGTAAAGGCAAGTTTATTGCCAAGAACCTCCATGCGCTTGTCGTTATCCCAGACAGTACCCTTATCGTAGAAGTGATCCGCGATGTTCTGGATTGAGCTTTCGAGCGAACTCGCGGCATTGTTCTGGGCAGTGAGTTTAACATTCTCAAGTTCCTTTTTGTTAAGCTGGTCTTTCAGGGTTACGATTTCAGATTGCAGTGATTTCAAAGTAACTTTTGCCATTGGTTTGGCCTCCTAGGTTAGATTAAATTTTTCAGAAGTGATCGGCCCCAAGCCCTCTGAGCTAGGGCGGGTCAAGCAGCCTAGCGAAGTGGCTGCTTGATGCGAACTAGCCAGTGGGCTAGGCCGCTTTTCTTATTGTCCAAAGTATTGAATTAACTCTGGAAGATGTATGATTATGAGAGTAAAGCTCACCATCCCGATGAGCTCTACAACCTGCTGAACCGACATCAGAAGTCGATCTCATCGGTTTCTTTCGTAAGCCAGACCATCGGCGGCTGCGCGACGGTGACAGGCGATCTCTTGCGAAGAACGATGTGCGCCTCGGTTTCCTCAACAGGGACGAACTCATGCCAGTGGTCTGCCCATTCGAAACTGGTTAAACGATCTATGGTTTCTCCAAGTTCGTGATCTGTTGCGTACATTTTAGAGTGATATACAGTCATTTTTTGCTTCCTTATTTGAAAACACATCGCACATTATTGTGGATGATGACTTGGCCCCGATTGGGCAGCTTGGATGAGGGATCGCCAATCCGCCCCTAGGCGGTGCGGCATCCCTCTGTAAGTCAAAGCCGCCCTTCGCGGCTCAGCTTGGGCTTTTTCGAGTCATCGAAGCTCGACTCTGGTTGCTTTATCGCAGAAGGAAGGACGGGGACTCATCGGCTCTCGGCTAGGGCAATGAAACAAGCCCGCACTTTGACTTTCCAATGGGCCTAAGCCAAACAGGAAGTTATTATTCCGCAATCATGTGTGTGTGTGTCCCACGGTAGTGATGCCGTTTTTTGCAAATGACCAAATGAAAAAGCCCCTTTTTGAGTTTGGTCATTTATAGCGAAAAACAAAGCATCACGGATTGCTGCAATCATTCTCAAGCCTTGGAATCGAAGCGAGCCGCCACCGTCTTCTGGGCTTTCTCTAAGCTAGGGCGCCCATTAGTCCCACGTTGAGCGAGTCGGAGTGGAGAGGCTTGTCCCGCAGCCAGAGCGTGAGAAGGGAAGCCTAAGCCTCAAGCAGCTTTTGCCCAAAGCAAAAGTGCAGAGGTGCAGGGCTTTCATCCACGCTATTCACAACATCGGTTTCTCGTCGGGGTTATGCTACATATAGTAGGGGTCAAGTCATTTAATACTAGGTGTTGCATAATTGCCATATTGACACGTCATCCGAATAAGCGAATCCTCCTCTCTACTGGGGGTTTGGGGGCCGGAGGCCACACCATTGAGTGACAACGTATGAACAGAGTGATTAGAGCTTAACGAGCACCGACGCGGCAAATACACTCTCTTTAATAATGGATAAAACCACGACGTGACTGACATCATATCTATTGATGAAATAACCCCAATGATCCTGTCTGACGGTACTGAACTCGACCAAAGACAGTCGCTAGCCGTTATGCTTCGCACAACATCCACACTGGACATTGATGAGATAGCACAACGCTGCGGTTATTCAGGAAGATCAACGTGTTCGCACTTCCTTAGATCCGATAAAGGTAAAGCTGGGGTTCAATTAGCCATCAGGCAACACCTGCTTGACGGAGCTAGAGTAGGCTTACAGACGATGGTAAGCTTGGCTACTACGGCTAGAAGCGAGAACGTAAGACAGATGGCAGCAGCCGACTTGCTTGACCGTGCAGGATACAGAGCCAGTGAGACAGAGCAGCAGCTAGGCACAGGTAATAGGGAAGTGAACATCTCGATTAATCTGAATAGCGAAGACACAAGCGTGACAATTGAGGGTGAAGCACAACATTTGCAGGAAATTCCTCTAGCAACAACCACTGAGGGCGGGGGGTAGGGGAAAAACTTGAGACTTATCCCTAGTGACCCGACCAACGCAGACAAAATGCAGCGAAAAAAGCCTGTTCAGTACCTGTGTTATTTCTGCAACAGTCCTGCCAGTTTCGGGTATGGATACGGGGGCTTGGATATACCGCCACATCGGAAGGGAAGGATGTGGGTTTGTGAAGATCACCAAGAAGATGCTGAGAAGCGTCGAGATTTAGCTTATCAAGAGGATGATCCGTTTGGAAAAGACAAGAGCACAGACGTTAAGCGAAGCGCATGAGTTAATTACTGGTGAGCGAGAGCAGCAGTATGGTGCGCCAGAGGAGAGCTTTGGCAAGATAGCTCAGTTGTGGAGTATGTATTTGCGCCGACCTGTTACGGCATATGATGTTGCGTTCATGTTGCATCTTTTAAAGACGGGAAGGTTGATGAACGGGTTTCACAAAGACAGCAATGTGGACAGCATTGGTTATTTGGCTTTAGCGAGTGAAATGGCTGCGCCGTGACATTCTTTGTAAAAGCCCCGCGTCCTGTTCCCCAGCCAAGGCCAACTGTGAATAAGATCGTGCAGTTTTCGACGCGCGGTGACAGGAGCATTGTGGATAGGACGATTATTGAGAAAACCACGGAGGCAAGAAAGTCCGGGACTAAAACCTCGGCGCAAGTGGAAAGAACCCCGCGCGGATGTCTGTTTAAGGTAAAGGGCGGGTTTTTTGATCTTGATGGCTATTTCTGTGTGCGCATGGGGGATGGCTATCGGGTGACGCGCGGAGCACCGCGCAAATTAATGGCGACCTTAAAAGAGGCGCAGAAGAAGGAACTGCAAAGAGTACGGTTAAATGCAAGCCGGAGTGGTTTGCGATGAGAGGAGTGCGCTGCCATGCACAAAGATCTTACACTTCAAGAAAGACTAAAGATTGCGAAACACTTTCACGCGGGATTTGAGCTTGAGCCCAATGATGTCGAGGAAGTTACAGAAGCTTTGGGCTTGTTCCCAACAGAAACAAACAAAAGGCACGACGCGGAAAATCTTTATATGATGAAGACAATCAACACCCTTCGTTCTCAGCAACGACGTGTTTATGCCTTTATCGTTCTGTCAAATGTTTTTGTTTTGTCGTCAGTGGCAGGAGGGTTTTATTGGTTGATGTGAACGACGCGAAGTTTACGAGTGGCGAGGATAAGTAAAAATGGTTGATGTGAACTATACGCCAGACGGGGATACGCTCACGCGATTCATGTCTTCACCGTCTTTTGTGCGCGGATTGCAGGGGCCGATTGGTTCAGGCAAATCCGTGGGCTGCGTCATTGAATGTCTGCGCTTGATGCTTGGGCAG